GCTACTACCACTAAAGTCACCACAGAAATCCATCTTCATAGATGTGTTAAACTGCTCTAAGAAAAGTTTGTCTGTGCCAGACCCATCATCACGAACTGTTACTGTAAATAGATCTTCATCTACAGCGCATACAGAATGGAACTTGCCCCTAGTAGTCCAGTGCATCCAACCAGCACGTTTCTCTGTACGATTGCTGTGATAGACAGAGATAGTGCCATCATTGCCAAGATAGAAGCCATACGCCCCTGGCCTTGATAGAGAGCCTTTAACGACCGCTAGCTGGACAGGAGCCTTAACTAGGTGCGATGACAGCAAAGACACCATAGAGGCCGTGTACGCGCCTTCTGCGTCCGTATAGACGTATTCTCTAACCGCAGTACCAGTAGCCTGTACAAATATAGTAGCACCGTCCAAAGATTGCGGTCTAACATAGCCAGATCCAAATGGTGTTTGGCTGGACACTTTTGCTTTGGCTGGTGTTACAGGCTGGTCTGTAAACGATGGTAAGTAAAACTCAGACTGTGATGCAAACACTTGCAAGTCACGATTAGATACAAGATGCCTTATCTGGTTAGTTACACCAACACTTGCATCAAGATCTAATGCATCATCATCAGAGCCATCACCAACATCGAAGTTAAAATAGTTACCTGTCTTAGAACCCCATAGTCCGTCAGGCTGGCTTGGTGTGCCGCCAAACCATAGCCTGTCCTCATGGAAAGTTATAGCCTGCGGAAAGCCCCTTAGTGGACTGTATGATTGTTCGTACCATTCAGTTGTTGCAGAGCCACTTGTTATAGTAGGTGAACCGCCACCAACAGCACCGCTTGTCGCCGCCGCACCTGCTGTAACCTCGTATCTATTTTCATCTATGACCTTAGAAATACTTCTACTACCATTTATGTTAGAAGCAGAAATACCACCCAAGCCACCAGCATCGGCAATCGTAATGCTGGCTCCGCTAGCTAATCCATGCAGAGCGTGAGTGACTTCTACTTTAGTAGAGTCGTCTTTTGTTTCTAAGGCATCAGGATCAAGCTGAGTTGATATATCGCCATGCAGAGTTGCGGTGACAGTAGTGGCATTTGTAAAGCCAGTGATCGTTGCTTCTGTCTCGCCAATCAGAAGCCTTACACCTACATGCGAAGAATTAAAATAATTTGCACTTGATGTAAGGATTCGTCCAGTGCCACTGGAAGAACTATTGGAGGATATAGTTACCCCAGAGCCTTGGAAATTATAGTAAGGCTGATGCACATTGTTGCCATCAATAGATGTTGCAAACTCAAAAACACGCACCTCAAACGAGGTAAGACCAGTTCTTACTAACTGCCTACACAGAAAATCTGTGTGAGCAATAAACATAAAGTCACCCTTCTGGGTGTAAGTGAACTGGGTAAGATTTGCGTTTGCGATTGGTAAAGCATTGCCATCTGTATCTTGCGTAACTGTTGCCGCCAAAGTTACTGCGCCATCAGCCGCTATTCTGAAGCACTCAATCTTAGCGTTAGAAAAAGCAATGATGTATTTTTCATCGTCAGAAAAAACAAAAGGCTCGATACGAACCTGCTGAGTTAGGTTTGCGTCATATGTGTGGGTAAAATTATAGATGCGTTCCGTTCCGGGTCGGTTTACTACACCACCTTCTGCGCGAACAAAAAAGTTTTCTACAGTCTCAGCCGCAGAAATATAAACAGGCGTATCAGTCCTGCTTGTTAATGAAGGGCTAATCTCACCATAGGCAAAGTTGTTAAGCGGTATTCTAAGCCTCGCCATTAACTACGCCTTTCAGAAATAAACCTCGATGTCACAAGCTTGCGCGTAGTCTGTTGCTGGCTATCAAGAGTCTTAGCCTGTTGCATAGTTCTAGCGGCCTTGTTTTCAAATAGACTTGCAAGCTGATCGTCCCTTGCAATAGAGACAGCAAACATTGCGGCAAGCGCATGTTGCACAGCTACAGTAAAATAACTTGGGAAGTATTCTTCACCTACGCGGTAAGTATAATCAGCGACTACTGAGTCGGCAGACGATGTGTCTGTATAAACTTTACTGCCGTAAATGTTGTACTCAATAACATTGTCATTAACAGTTAGCGCATGAAGCATAACAAGATCAGATGGTAGCTGGTACGCCTTCTCAAAACGACCAGTAGGTGTTTCGGTAAGCATATTCAGTTCAGCTTGATTAGTTGCAAATCTCCACCTACTTGCACACAAAGCGGCTTGCACAACATCTTCATATATGTTGTTCGCTACTGTTGCTTCTGTTGACGTTGATGTGAACGAAGTAATTGGTTCCGCGCCTATCAAGATCAAAGCGCGAGACGCAATATCAATATCTGAGTTAGCTACTGATGGCATGTTTGGGTAGGGGGGAGAATGGTACGACTCCCCCCTATTCCTTTAGTTGTTGTCTAAGATTTCATAGACACCAGCGTCGTTAATCACGACTGCGCCCATTGACATCATAGAGGTTGCAAGGTGTGCGGCTTTCTCAGGAACATAGTTAAGTTCTGTAGAGACATCAGCGTTGACACCAAGACCAACAGCAGATGTGTGGTAAGACAAGTTCTTGCCAGCAGTAACAGCAGATGTTGAGAAGATCTTAAAGCCAAGAAACTCCTTCATTGTCATGCCACCAGCAAACGGTAGGTTTTGCTCACCAACATAGTCGCTTGAAGCAAACTCATTGATTGAGAACAAATCTGCATAACCCTTTGGATGCATGGCAATGTAACGGTTTCCGTCCTCTGGAATATCCGCAGTACCAAATGTTTCAAAGAGAGTTAGAAGATCTGCTTTAGCAACAGCATTGCTAGTGTCGTTGATCTGTGTGCTGTTTGCACCAGAGTCCATTGCCGCATACAGAATTTCGTCTGTCTTGCGACCCAAAGCGGCGGCGGCAGATTGTGCTACAGCTTGACGCTCATCGATATTGGTCTTGAGTTCATCAAGCTTGTCGATGTACTCAGCCGCATAGAAGTCAGCCATTGTGGCTTCTACGGTTGTGTGTGCTAGTTCCATTGCTGTTACGTTGCCGTTACGAGCTTTGGTTGAAGCAGAGCCAGTACCGATTTTTTGGAAACGAACTACGCTTCCAGCTACATTGCCAACAGTACGCACTGTGTTGCGGAGTTTAGACCCCATGCGCTGATAAGCCATGTGAACTTCGGACTCGAACTGCTTAATGAAGGCTGTGTCGATTGTATTCGCCATTACATTAATCCTTAAAATAGAAGTTACATTGAACGCGGTTGTCCGTTTCTCTCATCAACCAGTTATCCCTAGTGGGGCTGTCAGTTTGAAACAGGCCGTATCTTATTGGAATGTCACTTCTACATGGGGAGCGCAACGCACAAAACGGACACAATCATGTCCATTGATGTGAACAATGTTTGAATCCATGAACACAAAGCCAAGCCAAGCTAACCATTGGATCGTTTTGGTGTGCTTGATGGGAACTACGTTATCAAGAACGTCATAGCTATTGTTCAAATATTCTACGACTTGTTTAGATAGTCTTAAAAATTTTCTATACTCTTGGCTAAGAACATCAGTGCCTAGCATCCATATAGTCCCAGAGTACAGATCACTTTGATGTTCTGTAGGAACAACGCCAAACATAGCGGCAGGAACACCCTTATAGATGCCTGTCCATGTCTCTGCGTCTTTTTGATAAAGAGAATGGTGCAACGCTTTCCAAGGCGTTACACCATGCAATTCACATTCAGTTAAATCGTCATCACGCAAATGGTGTTGCAAGTAAGCGGCATGCTCAGATGTCGAGGTAACAATCTGAACATCACCGTCACTATGGAAAACATTATCCGTAAAGTTTGGAAAAACCTTCATCAACTTCTTTGACAAATGCAGCATCCCTTTTTGCTGGGTTCCAATAACGAGGATCTTTTTGCTTCGTTTGCAATTCACTCAGAGTTACAGACTCTGCTGGTTGTGAACTAGCACCCATATTAGGTTGCGATACCTTAGACATAATATGCTCTAACGCCTTAATGCCTACGGCTGTTTGACCCATTGTTATAAACGCATCATGCAATTCTTCTGGGAAGAATTGATTAGCCCATAAGTTTGTAGCTTCGATTCTAGCGTCAGCGTTTTCACCTAATGCTCTATGTTCAGCTTCAAGATCTGGCACATTACCTTGCAACGCTTCTGCATACTTGGCAATACCACTCTCAAATTGTTCTTGGCTGTATCCATTCTCAAACGAATGGTCAGCCCACCACTTGAACAAATCATTATCACTTACCTCAGATGAATCAATACCATCTGGAATTTGGTAGTCACCAACAGACGCAGGTCTATTCTCTAAAGCTGATACTTCTAATTCACGCTGGATAGTGGCTCTTAATTCTTCTTCACCCTTACCCAACTTGCTTTCAAGGTTGCCATAAGAACTTACCAGATCTTCTGGTGTGTTAAACTTTTCTGGCAACCATTCTGGTCTTTCAGTTACAGGTGCTTCTGTAGCTTCAACAGCTACCTCCACATTATCTGCTTCATTCATTTTGTATCTACCTTTTCTGCATGTTTGATACGTCGCTCTATAAGACCGACAAGATAACGCTGGCCTTCAAGATGTCTCAACTCAGCGTCAGAAGCATTCGCACCTTGAACACTCTCAATGGTGATCGAACGCAAATATTTAAGCACCTCCTTGCCAGAAGGTGACGAGAACAAAGATTTTACATTTAATGAGATTTTATTATCTTCTTCTTCTGCGCGTGGATAGTTATCCACTCCCAAACGGATTGGCATTTACATTCATTCCTTGTTGCTGTGCCTCTTGCGCATACTGCTGTGCCATTGCTAACAACTGCTCACGCTCTGCGGCATCTCTTATCAATGTATCTGGAACGCCAAACTTCTTAGCTAGGTACAAAGCGACATCCTCAGAACTTATAAGAAGGTTTAATGTTTCGGGGCCGAATGTTCCACCCACCATCTCAAGGTATCTTGCAACTGATGATATGTCTTGGTTCGCTTGTGCTTGCGCCAACGGCGATACAGAACGGACTTTAACTTCTCTGCCATTAACTGTTGGTAATTCTATTCGCCCCTGTTTGCGCAGAATGTAAACTACACGCTGTAGTACAGGTGTAACCATTTCTGCTTGGAGCCTGCCAAAGGCAGAGCCGATGCGTCTGGAGAGGTCAGACATACGTTCAGCGACTTCCGTTGCGCTTGCAGGGGTGCGGTTCGGATCTCCAAGCATATCGTTGTATAATGCTCGTTTGATATTATTACGCATGTCATTGAGAACTAGATTAGCTACATCAAAGTTACCTGCGTTCTTAATCGGCTGTAGTCCAGCCGATCCCATAGCTTTAGGGATAATAGTTCCAGGGACTAGATTGATTGTGTCTGTGTTAATAATGCCATCATCATCCATCTGGTAAACACCAGAGATAGCCATCTGTGCATTCTCAAGAACCAACTCAATAGTCAGGTTGGTTGTCTTGATTGCACTTAGCGCATTAACAAGGGGGCCTCGACCATAAATTTCCCCAGATGCTTTTGACCAGCGAAAGCATACAAATGGGTTTGATCCTAGACCTTCAAACTGTTCGTAATAGATAACTTCTTTGTCAGCTATATTTACAACGTAGTAGTCAAACCGTTCTTCGTTTCTGTTCTCATAATTCTTACAAATGATTTCTACGATTTTGCATTTTTCGTCTGGCTGTGACTCTATCGCCCTCTGGGTCTTTTCACCAAAAACCGCCTTTGGGTATGCAACAGGGATCTCAATATTTTTGAGAGTCCTCTCTCTGTAAACGTGGTCAATCCTATCATCTGCGCCAGTATCCAAATAAACGCTTGGCAAAGGTATTGCATTAAAACGCACAGGATTAACAGCATCCCCTTCTTCCACAAGAAGGACGCCTGTTCCAACAGCCAGATCCATAAAGCTTTCATGTATCTCTTGTCCAAAATTTGAGTTCTGAATAACTTCAAAGACGTAATCAGTGACTTCATCTAACTGATTGTTTACTTCGTCTTGATCTTCTTTCTGCACCTCAGAGCCAGATATAAAATCAGCCCATCGCGCAAAGTTGGGGACAAGCCCCGATTGTAATCTTGACGCAAATTCTTGCACACCAACGACAGCAGTTTCATCAAAGATCTTGTCATCTCTGCGCTGTCCTGTTGACTCAGTGTAAAAGCTTTGCCGCATAGGGAGTGCGTATTCATAACATTCCTCAAACAATGGCTCAAAGTTGACGCGACCATTCTTTGCGCGTTCATACTTTTGCAACATACGCTGTGCAATATTATCCATT